TACCGTCACCCTGCCTGTTTCAATGGCTTCCCAGTAAGCTAGAACGTGGTTCAACCTAATCCCCACCTTGGAGGAATTCCAGAAGTGGATCTGTAGGCCGTTCCTCTTCGGCTTCGGGTAATAAGTCTAGAAGCTGTTTAATGGTCTGATTGTACCGCTGCAGGGTTTTGTTATAAGCCGTCAAAGCTGGATGTTCCCGCAGGAATTGCTGTTTGCCCTGCTTAAACATACTGGTGGGCCCTTCTTCGTTTACCTGCGCCCTCAACGTCTCCAGGGTCTTATCCATGAAGGCAAGTTCGTCAAAGAGGCTTTCCCCTATTGGCCGCCTATCCTCGGGTATGTCTTTCAATGTCCGCTTAAGTCGCTTCATCTCTTTGGATAATTCCCTATAAGGTATCTTGCCCATGGTATCAGCCCCTTTCTTTTGCCATGTGTACAATGTTTACACTCCCCTAATATGAAAAACCCATGGAGAGAAACAGAGAGGTCCCCCCCCGCCGGTCCCCTATTAAGGCTCCTTTTAGTGCATCTGGGGGGAATGTCAAACTTCCAGCCTGCGAAAGTATTTATCTATGATCCGGTATTGCAGTTCCTTGTTCTTCCTGGTTTCGTCCTTGCGCGCTTGCTCAATGCAACGTTCTCTAGGTGTATCAATATGGACAAGCTCGGCCCTTAATCGCCTGCTTAGTTCCTCCCGCTTCTGCTTCTCTGGCAGTGTTGCAATGATCCACGCCGCATCAAAGTAGTGCTTGCGTTCCTCTATCAGTCTGTATAGATAATCCCTAACGTCTAAAGCATACTTGAAAGCATCGTCTGATCGCTGCCCCTGCCCACCACTTAAGGCCGCAACCAGTAGATCCAAGTCAACTACTAGATCATGCCTGCCCTTGTTGTCGGCAACGTATTTACTCTTACCGCTTGCAGGTGAACCCCAGACAATGAATACATTCTTGCGCTCCACTACTTCCCCATCTTCATTGAATTCAAGGTCGTTCCTTATGCCTCTGTTTCGCTTGTGCTTGGCTCTATACAATACATAGGCCATGTCATGAATAGCAAAGTGACAGCTCTTGCAAAGCAACTGCAGGTTATCCCAGTTCAAGGTTATATTTGGGTCGTTAATGTTCGTTGGCGTTAGAAAGGTTTTATGGTGTACTTCTTCCCCTGGTTTCCCGCATAGCTCACAGATACCCCCCGCTTTTGCGAAGTAGCCATCTCTGCACTTCCGCCACCTCTTGCTTCTATAAAACGGCTTCGCATAGTCTTGGGCCATTAGCTTATAAGCTCCCTGGCCTCTGCGCTCAATGTGAGTAGCAAAGTATCTATAGTCCGCTGGATCCTGACGGCATCTTCTGACTGTGGGTAATACCATAGCTGCAGGATAAACTTAGCTGCCACCTTCGCTAATGGGTTTTCTACGTCCATCCAACTGCAGCCAGTAGTAGCCTTTAGGTAATTAGGTATGGCCTGTACCAATGGGATAATGATCACATCGTTATCAGCACCGTCTATTCTTAGGGCTTCCCTTGCCTCTTCGATAGTTAGAATCATGCTATCACTCCTTTGCAAAGGGCCTTCCTGGTAGTAAGCACCTTTTTGGCAGCACTGCCATGATGGTTAAGAAGAAGCCGGGTTTCCCCGGCTCCCTCGGTCACTCTTGTTATACGCCCGTCTCCTTCTCCAGCTTCACGAATGCTTCTCCTACCAGTGGCCTTGTGTCGGCTATCGCTAGTGCTCGATAGTCAATCAGTCCACTGCGGAAACTGGAATCACGGCTAACCTCTACCAGGATTCCTTCTGGTATGTTATAGCCCATATACCGCCAGTTCCCTACTAGAATAGTGCCGTCTGGAATATAGTCATCCACCACTACTTCCTTGCCTAGGATTCGCCCAATGTCGTCATTCCGTGGGTCTGGTACAAAGATCGGCCTTTCGTTTAGGTCGGTTAGTGTATATACCTGGTTATAAAGTGTGCTGTTAGACATGGTGAATTTAGCACCGGCTCCATAGCCACGCTTCAGCATACCCAGCATTTTGGCGAAGTCGGCATAAGCTGGCGCATCTGCGTAGGTGAAGGAGTTCGTTACACCCCATGTCACGCCTAGCAGTACGCCTGTACCCTGTCCTTCTCCAGTGCCGTTTACTAGGGCATCGGCAATGGCCTCTAGTGTGCAAGCCGTTAGCTCCTCAACCAAGTAGGCTTCAAAGGCATCTATAGACATTCTCCGAACGGCTGCACTGATGGAAAATACCTTTATTAGCTCGTGCCCATCAAAGGCCACATAATCGACATCGGGTTCTTCGCTTTCTACTGGTACGCCTTGGGTATGCCACTGGGCCTTAGTGCTTGGTGTACCAATGGGAACGGCTAACTTAGTGGGAATGGCAAAGTCCCTAGCCTCACTAATTAGGCCGCCCATAGTCCTGGCCTTGCTTACAACCTCATTCAAGGTCGTGGTAGGCAATACCGCTGCCGCGCTGGTGGTAGTGCTGAAGGCATCTGCCCTTTTCTCCAGCTCGGCTAGTTCCATTGCCCTTTTGTAGGTCTTGGCCTCTACATCGGTCAACTTCTGCCCTAGCATCGTTTTGAGAAAAGCACTTCGGTATTCAGCACTTGCGTATATATTGTCCTTGGGAACCTTCTGCCCTAGGTCGAAGTTCATGCCGGTTATAGGGTTAAAGCCCCTTTGGTCAACGTCCTTCTGGTTGTTTTGCTTGTCCAGCAGGTTTTCCTTTGCCTGCTTTAGCCCTTCGAGCTCAATGTTGATCGAAGTAATATCAGCATTAGGATCGGTGTCAATGGTTCCCTTAAGCTGTGCCGCCCGTTGCTCAATCTGCTCTATGCTGTGATTCCTATAGTAGTTAAAGGCTTCTGCCACGTTTTTGAAAGTCATGATTAAACACTCCTCATTAGTATCTGGTTCACCTTAATCCGGGCCTTGTCCCGTTCTGGTGATTTTAGCTCGTTCCATGCCCCTTCAATCTCGGCCCTTGCTTCTACCGAAGTCGTAGGGTATGAAGGAAACGGCACTATGGAACACTCATACACCTTTGCNATCTTGCTGATTANCCTGGTGTTGGTCTTGGCATCATACTGGCTGCCNCCATCGGCTACTTTGAACGCAAAGGACATTCCCGAAAGGTCACCGCGTCTTACTGCCGTGTGAACGCTTCGGCCTTCCTCGGTATCTGGTAACATCGCAACCATCCGCAATCCTGCCGAATCCACGTCTAGCCGCATGGTCTTAGGTGTCCTGGCAAGTGGGATCCTGTTTAGGTCATGGTTATAAAGAAGCCGTGTATCGTTTATGTCGGCTCCATCCAATGCCCCTCGCCGAACCACCTCGGTATAAGAGCCAAAAGGCTCCTTTATCAGAGTAGGTGAATCGTAAACGATAGGCCTACCCTCTAGAATCAGTGTGCCGTCTCCTACCAGATCAACGGCCCTGAGTTCAGCTATCCTAATCTCCTTCATTGGCCTGCTCCCCCTTGTCATCGGGTTCCTTTTTGTCAAGTCCCGCTAGTTCAGCTTCCAGTTCCTTGATAACCTGTTCCAGGCTCTTGCGGCCCTTGCCGTCTCTCATTGTTAGTGCCCTCCCTAGCTGGTACTTGTCCACCAACTCCGCATTAACCACGTTAAGGGTCTGTAGTCGTCTATCGCCGCCTTCTACTGCTGGCAGGTTCAATATTTCAAGGGCCTGATTCGCAGTAAACAGGCCTAACGGCATAAGCTCTTTGATAATATTGGTCTTGCTTTGTGCGCTGGCGAATTGTAATCTGTTAGCCTCAAATAGTATCGAATTCCCAAAGCTCTGCTCCCGCTTAGTGAATATCTTGCTGGTTAGCTCCAGACTTAACTGTAGGGCAATAGGCTCTATTACCGATTCATAGAACGCCGCCCACTCGTTTTCATCATAGGTGCTATTTACAATCTTCTCCGACATGCCTAGATAGTCGTATATCTTGGCCTTGACGCTGGCAAGCTGTTCGGCATCTATGGCATAGGGCTTCATCTCTAGTGGAATGTAATCAGCTTTGTCGTCTAGTACCGCTATGCCTCCAGTGTTAGCCACGGTCAAATAGTCATTGATGAAGGCCTCTTTCTCGGCCTTAAGCCTCTCTGGTGCAAGAACATTGTTGTATTTGAGAATACCCCTGATAGTCGCTCCGCTCTTAATGGCCGCCTGTAGGCCCTCGTTCTGTGTGTGTGCTAGGTCTAAGGTGTTTAATATCGCCGTGTTGGTATCGCCTAAGAGATCGTTACTGTTGAAATGTCTCCTAAGCACCATCACATCACAAAAGGGCAGGATCACCGTCTGCCCTCCCGCAAAAAGAAACGGCAATACAG